GGCGCGTTTACGTACTCGCTACCAACCGGATATGACTCCCGGTCGAAGCTTGGACGTTTGCGCCTGATGGCCGATAGACTCGGCCTCGATCCTTCTCCAGACACAGTCTGGAACCTAGCTCCCTGGAGCTGGGCTGCTGATTGGTTTACGAATGCCGGAGATGTTGTTTCCAACCTCTCCGACTTCGCATCTGGCGGCCTGGTAATGGCCTATGGCTATATGATGGAACATAGTTCCGTCACAGATAGCTATAGACTTGCCGATCATACGGGTTTGATCCCGATGATGGGCAAGCCCCGTTCCCTCGATGTCGTCACTGAGACGAAATTGAGGATACGGGCCAACCCCTTTGGTTTTGGGGTAGCGTGGGACGGTTTGTCTCCGTTCCAGCTCTCCATATTGGCTGCGCTCGGCCTTAGCCGAACGTAGTGGTAGTTTTGCACTACACACCACCAAATGCCCATCTAGTATGGGTGAAAGGAGCAAATGCCTATGGCTTTTGCTGACCCTCAGTCCATTACTATCGCTCCGAATGCTGCGGTCTCGTTGCCTCGCACTAACGTGCAGAACAACAAGTCCGAGTATCAGAGCGCCGATGGCCTGATCCTCCTGTCCGCTTCCAGCGCCTACGGGCGTCGGACGCGGCGGGTTCTCAGGGTCGACCACTCCAAGATCACGGCAGACCCGTTTATCCCGAGCCAGAATGCCAAAGTGTCGATGTCAAACTACATCGTCTTTGACCTTCCGGTCGCGGGGTACACGAATGCCGAGGCCAAGGCGGTGTATGACGGTTTCAAAACCCTCTTCACCGCGGGCACCGACGCCTCGATCGTGAAACTCCTTGGCGGAGAGTCCTAACGGACGCTCTTCCGAGAGCTTCTACAGATCAAGGCCCGATCCCCCACAATGGAGCAAAGGCGAACGTTTGTATTTCGTTTGCGTTCTCTTCATTGCGATTGGCTTGGTCGTCTTCTCCCTCCGCTCTAATCTACGAGCTGGGGCAGATCGACCAGATGCGCAGAATACTCCTCGTGCAAAAAGCAGAGGAGCTATCTGTCTCTGGTCAAGCGACCTGAACAAGGAGACTCCGTATCCCACACTTGTCTTGACTTTTCATCGTCGAGCCATGTGTGATCGCGGTACCCCTCTATGGGGTTACAGCGAAGTGGATATGAGCATCATGCCGTAGGCTTGGATAGCTAACCCATTCCGATAAGGAGTAGGGGCTATGAAAAGCCAACGACAGCTCCGACCAAAGAAAGTTGATTACTTTCTTTGGAAAGTGATTGCAGAAGAATCTGCAGTCAGATGTTGCACTAGCACCACCCTCGACTGGAAAACAGTCGAGACTCGGACCAAACACGAGGGGTTCTCGTTTCTCACGATTACCCTCGCTAACTTTGGAAAAGACTTCGAAAGATGTCTTGACCAAGGCTATGTAGATCCCAGTGCTTTCCATGGTTTCCATAGAAAGCAAGGTCTCCCCCGATTTCTCGGAGGTTTCCTGGATCAAGTGTTTGACCGAGGTTCTGGAGTGCTGCTTGATGACCCTAACGTGGAAGCGATCAAAGAGATACGTCAGCTAACGCTGATGTACTCCAAGATCCTGCTCCCGTGCAGCGATGCTCGAGAGCAGGCCGCGTACGATGGGTACATCAAGAGTGAGCAGGATGTCGGCATTGAAGATAACCGTCGGAGCCCCATTGACTTGGAGGCATTCCGCCGTGTATCTCAAATGCTCTTTGGTGATATGTTCCTCGCTATAGACCGCAAGGTCTATTTCGATTACACCATCCCAAAGCATGGTCCAGGTGCGACTGCTGATAAATTGCGTGCGAACGCAAAATATCGTCAGCACACCTGGCCCAGTCGGTTGGAGAAATGGTTCCCTATGGAACTGTATCTCCTCCCTTCTCCCCGTTATTACGAGGAGTTGGCCGAAATCGACATCCTCGAGCCTGAGACGGAAATACCCGTAAGGATAATCTCCGTCCCTAAAACGCTCAAGACACCGAGGATAATTGGGATTGAGCCGACTGCGATGCAATATGCACAGCAGTCCCTCCTCCCCCTTATCCTCGAAGGAATCAAGGATTTCCATCTTGGCTCCTTTCTTGGATTCGATGACCAGACGCCTAATCAGCGTATGGCCAAAGAGGGTTCCCGTACTGGGAAACTTGCTACACTAGATCTTAGTGAAGCATCCGATCGTGTCTCGAATCAGCTAGTAAGAAATCTAGCATTATCTGAAGGGCCAACGCTTCAGGCCATTCAGGCGTGCAGATCTACGAACGCTGATGTACCTGGACATGGTGTTATACCATTGTCCAAGTTCGCGTCTATGGGCTCAGCTCTCACTTTCCCGATCGAGGCGATGGTATTCTTTACCATCATCTTAATCGGGATAGAGAGATCGCTCAGCACACAGATGACTCCCGAGCTCCTATCGGAGCTTCGGGGGTCAGTGCGCGTCTACGGAGACGACATCCTTGTCCCCGTAGAACATGTGCGATCCGTGATTGATACACTCGAACTCTTCGGAGCTAGAGTGAATCGCGACAAGTCCTTCTGGAACGGTAAGTTCCGGGAGTCTTGTGGGAAGGAATACTACGACGGCCATGACGTTTCCATTGTCAAGGTCCGCCGAGTACTTCC